CAATCAAGAAAGCTGGTGTTTCAGTAGACGCAGTGCCTGAGGATGTTCAGAATGCACTAACTCGTGACTATTCTGGTTTGATGAAAGCAATAGATAAAAAGAAAAAAGGTGAAGGTAATTATAGACCTTAATAAAAATGGCAAGAAGTGTAAGAGAAATAGATAGAAATGAAGACAAGTATGTCGGAATAAGATTTCCATTGGACCATAGTCCAGAGGGATTTTTTTACAAGACAAAAACTGTCTTAGAACAATCAAAAGCAAATTTACAAAACTTGTTATTGACAACGCCAGGTGAAAGAATATTTCAACCAGAATTTGGTTCACAATTAAAATCAATTGTGTTTGAACAAGGTGAGGATATTCCAAATAGAATTGAAGAAGCTATTCGTTCAGCAGCTGGTAAATTCTTAGCATATATTAATATAGAAAATGTTTTCACTATACAACAAGATAATGAAGTTAACGTTTCAATTGAGTTTTCAGTACCTTTAAATCCTGATGCTATTGAAGTGTTAAATTTTGATTTTAGAATTGGAGATTAAAAATGCCAGATTACGGTACAAATAAAAAGATAGTTAGTAAAGAAGTAAATTATCTCGGTAGAGATTTTACAGACATAAGAAATAATTTAATTGAGTTTGCGAAAAATTATTTTCCAAACCAATACAATGATTTCAATGAAGCATCGCCAGGTATGATGTTTGTTGAAATGGCATCGTATGTTGGTGATGTATTGAATTACTATGTTGACAACCAATTCAGAGAAACACTTTTGCAATATGCAGAAGAAAGAAAAAATGTATTAGCAATTGCACAATCATATGGATATAAACCTAAGTTAGCAACACCATCAACGGTTGAACTAACCGTAAGTGTTGAGGTCCCTGCTAAGTCTGATGGTGTTGGTGGATTTATAGCTGACTTAGATTATGCAGGTGTATTGAGTGCAAACTCACAAGCAGTTGCAGGAAACGGAACAGAATTTACTTTATTAGATGATGTTAATTTTAAAGCATCAAGTTCATTAGACAGAATGGGTGTTCAATTATTAGACCCAGGTACAGGCACCGAACCTACATTATTTAGATTAACTAAAAAAGTTTTAGCAAAGTCTGGTATAAGAGAATCTGAAGAATTTAGTTTTGCAAACGCAAAAGAATTTGATAAGATAGTTTTATCAAATGAAAAAGTAACAGAAATTATTTCAGTAACTGATAGCAGTGCAAATAAATTTTATGAAGTTCCATTTTTAGCACAAGATACTATTTTTGAAACAGAACAAAATACGGCTTTAAGTGACCCTGACTTAGGGGAGTTTGAAACAGATACACCTTATTTATTAAAATTAATTAAATCATCAAGACGATTTACAACTTATGTTCGTGATGATAATAAAATGGAACTAAGATTTGGTTCTGGTGTTAGTGATAACGCAGATGAGGAAATAATTCCAAATCCAGATAATGTTGGTTCATCATTAGGTTTTGGTGTGTCAAGATTAGATGAGTCTTTTGACCCAAGTAACTTTTTGAAAACACAAACATTTGGATTAGCTCCAAGTAATACAACACTTACCGTAACTTACAACTATGGTGGGTCGGTTGAGGATAATGTCGCTAGTAATAGTATAACAAGTTTTTCCAGAAAAAATTATACCATTTCAGCCACAGGATTAGATTCAACTAAAAAATCAACATCAGAGGCTAGTTTAAAAGTTACAAATGAAGGTCCAGCATCAGGTGGTTCATCATCAGAAACTCTTACACAAATAAAAGAGAATGCTGCAGCATACTTTAATGCACAAAATAGAGCAGTGACAAAAGCAGACTACATAACACGAGCTTATTCATTACCACAAAAATATGGTAATATAGCTAAAGCATATATCGTTCAAGATGAACAATTAGAACTTGACGGACAATTACAGTTCATTGACGGTCAAGTTGTTGATACAAGAACAGCAACAAAACAACCAAACCCGTTAGCATTGAATATGTATTTGTTAGGGTATAACGCAGATAAAAAATTAGTAGCATTAAATAGAGCGGTAAAACAAAACTTAAAAACATATCTTTCACAATACAGAATATTAACAGACGCTATCAACATCAAAGACGGATATGTAATAAACATTGGTGTTAAGTTTAATATTATTGTAAAACGAGGTTATAATAAAAATGATGTATTGTTTAAATCAATACAAGTAGTGAAAGACTTTTTTGCACCAGATAAATGGCAAATGAATCAACCAATTGTATTGAGTGATTTAGCATATCAAATTTCATTAGTGGACGGAGTAGTATCATTAGTTCCACCAGAAGTTAACAATCCAAATAGAGATTTGATATTAATTGAGAACAAAAATTCTGCCGTTAATGGTTTAGATTATAGTGGTAATATATATGATATTAGAACTGCATCGCAAGAGGGTGTAATTTATCCATCATTAGACCCAAGTATATTTGAATTAAAAAAACCTAATAGTGATATTGAGGGTAAAGTAGTGGGAGATAGATAATGCATTATTTTGAGTTTGGTAAAAGAGACGCAACAATTTATTCAGGTGGGACAACCGCCTCAATAAACACCGGATTTGATGAAATATTAGAAATCAATAAAGTTGTAAACAATAATGGTACGGTAGGAAATGTATCACGAGTATTGATTGACTTTGATTATTCTTATATATCACAATCAATTGTAGACGGAAAAATACCTACTACTGCAAAATATTATTTGAATTTATATGACGCAACTTCTGAAGAAGTTGAAGCATCACAATCATTACATATTTATATGGTTAGTGGTAGTTGGAAACAAGGAACAGGTAAACTTGACCACGACCCAGTAACATCAGATGGAGTGAGTTATCAATATAGAGACCACGATGCTAAAACACCTTGGGTAACAGGTTCAGTATTGACTGACGGAGGTGCTTGGTTTACATCAAGTATTGATTCTAATCAAGAATATGGTATTAGTTCTTCATATGATATTTCATTTGATAGAAAAGATATCAGAGCAGATGTAACTGACTTGGTGAAAAACCATATCTATTCAAGTTCAGTTTATCCAAATAACGGCTTTATTATAAAAAGAGAAGATAGTGGTTCTTATGGAAATAATCCTGCGACAGCAAGTTTTGATTTCAATACAGGACAAGAAGGTGATAGTTCAAGATTAGGAAATCTAAAATACTTCTCAAGAGAAACACATACAATCTATCCACCGAAATTAGAAGTAGTGTGGGACGATAGTTCTTGGAATTCAGGAAGTTTATCACCATTAACATCAACAGATTTGGAAAGATTAAAAGTTTACTTTAAAAATCTAAGACCAGAATATAAAGAAAAGTCAATAGTAAAATTTAGAGTAGTTGGTAGAGAGTTATATCCAACAACTGCTTTTGCAACAACACCAGCAGAATTGGATGTTAAGTATTTACCAAGTGCTTCAACCGAATATGAAATAAGAGACGCTGAAACGGAAGAAGTTATTGTTCCTTTTGGTAGTGGTTCAAGAATAAGTTGTGATACAACAGGTAACTTTTTTAGAGTTCAAATGGACGGATTACAAGCCGAAAGGAATTATCGTTTTTGTCTTAAAGTAGTTAGTGGTAGTGGAACGACTGATGAAGAAATCAACTTCTATGATGATAATTATGAATTTAGAGTGGTGAGATAAAATGCCTTACTTACCTTCGGACGCAGCAAAAAAATCACAATTGTATAATAATATTATAAATGGTGATACTCTTGAATATCAATCAGAAATAGATGACTTAAAAAATAAACAACAAGTATCTGCTTCAGTAGATTCTAACTCACCATTAAGAGATGAGGACGGAGTATTGGTTTCATTTGAAAGTGAAACACCTGGTATTTCATTAGAAGAAGATTTTGAAGAAATTCGTTTAGAAAACAAACAATTCTTTTTCACAGGCCAAATAGATAATCAATTTACATATTATTTTCAACCACTTGTAAATGGTGATACAACAGATACAACTACAACCACAATTAATACAAAAGAAGTAGAATTTGCATTAACATTGAGAGATTATTTGATTCAGTTTGTTAATGAATACTTTTCAGAGGAAAATGGACCTGATGTATCAACAGACAAATTACATAATAAATTATTACAATTCTTTGATGAAAATAGAAGTAAAGGAAACAATGCACAAGGGTGGGAAGAATTTAGATTAAACAAATCAAGAAAAGCCGCAGGTATAAGTGGTAAACGATTTGGTAAAGTAAAAAAAGATTTAAGGGATTTTCAATATGATGAATTAATTGAAAATCATTTATATAGAACACCACAAGGTCAAAGAATATGGTTACGATTAGGATTTCCATATATCGTAGACCAATCACCAGGTAAAGACTCATAATGGCACAAGAATATTCATTTACACAACAAGAGCGAAATAACTTATTTGCACCATATAAAGTTTATAGTAGTTTCGGTAGAGACGAACTAAATGACTTTGTAATGTTGCACGTTTATGATACCAATGGAAATTTAATCGTAACTAAAGTTCTGGCATTAAATGAAGTTAGTTTTGAAAATGACGGAGACTTTATTGATATAAATGTCGGACAACATTTACGAGATTTAGGATTTACTGAGGGCGAATATGATGTTGTTTATAAATTTTTAAGAAGATTAGCTGGTAGAGAAAGAACTGTCTTTGTAGATGGAAATGGAAATATATTTAATGGTGAAGTTCAAAGAAAAGTTATCAACAATGAAATAAAATTTTTCAAAGGTGGAGATGAAGATAAAGATACTTCAATACGAGAGGAAGTATTTATCAAAGAATATAAATATCCATTAGTAGAAACATCACCAGATAGAACAGAATTTATTTTAGAATTGGATGAAAATTTAAAAGGTCAAGAATACAGAAATGACTTTATTGAAATGGGTGAGATGATTGAATATACACCAATCAGTAAAGCCAATATGGGATTGATAAAATTTGATTCTAAAAAACCACAAATATTAGAATTTGATATAGACCCACAAGATAGAGGGTTTACACAAAATATGGTTGGTGGACAAATCGTTATACCGAATATGTATAAAATTACAGGCGAAGAAGACACAGACAATAGTGATGTGGTGCCTGAAAATACAGGTAATGGAACTTTACAAGAGCAACTCGAAAGTGGAGCAGCAACAGATTTCTTAGACTTATCCAAAGATGAGTTGATTGATATATTATTAAATGACCCTGACCCATATGAAAGAGAATTGGCAGATGGAGCATTACAAGAAAGAGCGAACGAACAAAGGTAAAAATGGCAGGAAAAGGATTCATAGATGTAGATATAGCTAGTAGGTTTAATCAAGGAGCTAGGAGAGATGTACAATCTAATGAGGGTGCCAATGAAACAAGGCAGTCGATAAGAAACAATCAAGTTACTTCTCTTAAGGGAAGTAATAAACCAACACCACCAGTAGTGCCACCGTTGGTTAGACCGACACCACCACCAGCACCACCAGCAACAGATACATCTGCGCCAGGAAATGCTGCAGCAAATATTGCAGCAGCGATTCAAACAAGACCAAGTCCGCCAGTAGTGGTCGCAGCACCACCTGCACCACCACCAGTAGTGGTATCACCACCACCGCCACCACCACCAGTAATATTTACACCACCATCAATTCCAGATGTGCAAGTGCAATCAACATTTGTGCCAGAAGTAGTATCACTACCAACTAATACAACTATTACTGAGGGACCTATTTCGAGTCCTGGACCACCAGTAAACACAGAAGTCTTAGATGTTCCTGCACCAATTCAATCATTACCATTAGGTCCGATTGCCGTAGAAGAAATTATAGAAGAAATTACAGAAGGTGGTTCAGGCGGAGATGAGATTCCACCAATAGAAATTTTTCCATTACCAATAGAAAGTTTTCCACCACCACCACCACCAAATCCATTCGTAGAAGAAATATTAGCACAAGTGGTTTCGCAACCAGTAGCGGTTTCATCACCACCACCGATTGAAGAAGTGGTAGAAGATATAGTTGAACAAACTTTACAAACACCAAAGGAAAATCCACCAGCACCAGTTCAGACTACAATAGTAATACCTGAACCAAAACCATCAACACCAGTTGTGGCACCACCAAGACCAAATATTCCAAAGTCAACAGATGTGCCTAAACCAAAACCTGGATATATTGTAAAACCAAATGGTTTTATAAAAAAACCACCAGCACCAGTTGTCAATGTTCCAAGCACACCGAAAATAACAGGTCCTGGCTCACCAACAAGACCAGGTGGATTAGCAGCGACATTAGTCGGAACAGGTAAACCAAAAGTAACTGCACCAACTGATGACGCAGGTGCAGTAGTAGGACCACAAGTATCTGAACCGAAGCCAGCAGTTGGAACACCAGGTCCTAAGTTTAAAGGTTCTGATACAATTGTTAGACCTGACGGAGTAACAGAAGTTCTCGGACCAGGTGGAGTTATTTTAGAGGAGATAGGTGCAAACGGACAAATGATTGTTGACCCAATTAAAGACGCAGGATTTGACCCGAAAGACCCACCACCAAGTATTCAAGCACTACGAGATGAGTTTGCAGAACACGTTGAAAGTGGTGCAGATGAAGCAGGTGAAATATTTTATGTATCGGAAGAAACAAAAGAAGAATTAATCAATGACGGATTAGGAAATGTAGGTGGAGCATTAACCGTAAAAGACCAAGCAGAAAAAGTTAAAGACTTAATAAAAGTCAATCCTGAAAACCTACCATCTGGCATTAATGCTATTATTTCTGACTTAACTGAAAAGGGAGTTATAAAACCAAATCCAGAAGTGGTTGGTTGTACAAGAGGACAATCTACCCCAAACCCAAAAACAAAGGGAACTAAAAAAGCAATTGAAAAAGTTGTTAAACAGCCAGCTGCACAAGCAAAATTGACGCCAAGAGATTATCTGGCTACAATTGAAGAGGTATTGGATAACAATCGTATTCGTGTTTCGTTATCTTATAATGACGGAGTGAACCTTTATAAACATAAGGGTGAAGACGAGGTAGCAAAAAAATTCAAAGGATTTAGAGTTAATTATATTAAAAATAATATTGAAAGATACAAAACATATGTTAAAGTTGGTAACCAATATTATCTTGTAACGAATAGTAAATTAGGAATTAACGGAAAACAAAGAACTATTAAAGTAAAACAACCACTTACTAATGATGTAAATGTTGGAGAAAAATTTACTTTCGTAGAAAAGAGACTTCCTAATTATCGTGATAGAGTTAGATTAGAACCTTTCCAAGATACACCAAACAACGGCATATTTTTAAGATTACCTAATTTAAATTCCATAGATAATCCAATCAATTTTCAAGGAACAAACTATGGAACACATACTTCACTAACAAGTGAAAATGATTCTGACGCTCGTGATATCGAAAGAATATTAGTATCAGGTAGTTTATTAGATATTCAACCAAATATAGATTATCAAAAAACTACAACTGATATAACCATTGAGGCAGATGATACAGGTTTTGGAAACTTTGTTCACTTTTCAAGTGCGGAAACAAGACTATATAATTTTAGAGAGAAGTTAGAGTCTATCGAGTCTTTAAATTCTAATAGTGCTTCATTGATAAATATCACAAGTTCAATAACGAGAATACAACAGATTGAGGAAGAAAGACAAAGAGTAATTAATTCTTTTGACCCGTTTGAACATTATATGTATTTTGAAAGTTCTTCTTATGTTAGTTCATCAGACGGACAATTCCACGATACATCTTGGCCAAAATCAAACTCAACATCACCATACACATTAGTTTCATCAACAGACTCAACTGCAATAACTTGGTATAACAATATGATTGCAAGTGCTTCTGCTTATGACCAAAGAAATATGAACTCATTAAGAAATTCTTTACCAGAACATATTTACGCAGATACAAAAAACAATGTGTTCTTAGAATTTATGGATATGGTTGGACAACAATTTGACGAGATATGGACTTATGTAGATAGATTTACGGATATTAATAAACGAGTAGATAAAATTTCTGAAGGTATATCAAAAGATGTCGCAAGAGAATATGCAAAATCCCTTGGATTAGAATTATATAGTGGAAATGATTTATTAATTCTACCAACATATTTGTTAGGTAAAGACAAAGAAGGCGGTGACTTATTTGAATCACCACAAGAAGCAGTTACGGAAAAAATTTGGAAAAGAATATTAGCAAACTTACCATTCTTCCTAAAAACAAAAGGAACAGAAAGAGCAGTTAAAGGATTATTAAATTGTTATGGTATTCCAAGTTCAATGTTAAGAGTTCGTGAATATGGTGGACCAGACAAAGGAACAAGAGTTAACTTTGAAATAAAAAGAAAATTTACAAGAGCATTAGATTTTGATTCAGAACAATTTATTAAATCCGCTTGGACAGGTAGTAATGACACAACAGAAGACGGACTATTACCATCAACAATAGAATTTAGATTTAGAACACCTTCATCATCAAATCAAGTATTACTACAAAAGGATAATGACTTTGCGATTTCACTACAAGACAATGGTTCAACAGATGACTATGGACATTTAAAATTCCAAATTAGTGCTTCTGGTTTTGATGAGGGTGCATACATCACTTCATCAGCACTACCATTTTACAATGATGAGTTTTGGTCAGTAATGTTGACAAGAAAAGATACAGACGGAAACGAATTCACACACGATAATGCGTTATCTCAAAGTGTTTATGAATTGACAACTAAACAATATGACGCATCAAGACAAAAGATTTTATACACCGCAAGTGCAAGTTTACAATCACACACTTCAAGTTTAGCAACTGATGTAAACAACATAACAGGTAGTAGATTAAATGCAGCATTTACAAGTAGTGGATTTGTTTACCTTGGTGGACAAAATTCTGGCTTTGGTGGACAATTTAGTGGTTCATTTATGGAATATCGTTTATGGGGTGAACCATTATCTCAAAGTGTATTTGACAATCACGTTAGAGCACCAAAAACTTACAATGGTAATTTTTATTCTTCATCATATGATGAACTATTATTGAGATTACCATTAGATGAAAACATAAATTTAACAGGTTCAAACACGGCGTTAACCGCATCCAATTTAGCACACAATAAAAATTTATACAACATACCTAATGGTTTAATTACAGGTAGTGCAATTAATAATTTTACAAACAATTCATATAGAACTATTGTTGACCAAGAAAAGTTTAAAGTGCCTAATGTTGGTCCAAGAAGAAGAAATGCAACGAAAATTAGAATTGAAGATAGTTCTATAAAAACAGACAAAGCTGGTAATGGTTTACTTTTTGTGGACCAACGAACAGAAAAGTCATCACAAGACTTTGCACCAATAGATAGTAATCAATTGGGTGTTTATTTTTCACCAGTTGATGTAGTGAATGAAGACATAATGTATAGTATTGCAGATTTTAACTTTGATGATTTCATTGGAGACCCAAGAGACGAAAACAAATTTCAATATAAAGATTTAAGACATTTAAGACAAGAATACTTTAAACGATACACAAATACAAACAACTTTTTTGACTATTTAAGAATATTAAAGTTCTATGATAGAAGTGTATTTGATTCAATAAGAAGTTTAATGCCAGCAAGAGCACAAGCAGACTTGGGTATATTGATTGAACCAAATTTATTAGAACGTTCTAAACAAGTAATTGGTAGAGATGTTGAATTTGATAATCGTTATTTTGAAAATGCAAATCACTTTGGAGACGGAATACAAGTAACAAGATTTATAGAAAGTGGTTCAGACAATTACTTCGCAACAAGTGGAGAATACACAACATTTAATGGAGAATTGAATTTAGCATTCTTCGACACAGGTTCATCAGTTGGATTTTTAGGTGTTCCTTCATTGGTTAAATTAAATTCAATAGATAAACGAAGTGTATTTGGTTCATTGTATGCGACATCAAGTATTACATTAGGACCAACAGATGAGGTATTTACAGAAACATTACAACCTAATATTACAGGTTCAAGATTGTCAGAGAAAAATAGAGTAGAAGAGTTTTTCTATTCAAGTTCATTTAGTGCGTCAATCGGTCCAACATTAGCATATAGTTCTTCATTGAAGGAGTCAGAATTTGAAAGTATGGCTGAATCAACAAATTTATTTAGAGCATTTTATCAAGGAACATTATTAACAAGAGATAACACAATTGACGGAAGTGAACCAGTAGAAATTACTGAAGTAGCACCAACGGTTCTGAAAACACAAGATTCAGATACAAGTAAGTTGAAAGTAGAATAAAACAATGGAAAATTTAACTTTCTTATATTTATTAATGAATAAGAATAGTTATATAATTTCCACAGGAGCAAATAAAAAATGGGATTTTTAGACAACACGAGTATAACAGTAGACGCCATCTTAACAAAAAAAGGTCGTGAACTTTTGGCAAGAGGGCAAGATGAATTTAGAATTACAAAATTTGCATTAGCAGATGATGAAATTGATTACAATCTTTTCGATACATCACACCCAAATGGGTCAAACTTTTATGGGGCAGTAATTGAAAATATGCCACTATTAGAGGCGTTCGTAGATGAGAATCAATTGATGAGGTATAAGTTAACAACACTTCCAAAGGAAACAGCAAAACTTCCTATTTTGGAATTACCAAGTCCTTCATTAAGTTTTACAGGTGCCGGAATAACACAAACCATTACACCAAATACAAGAAATGGACAAGATAGTTCATATACATTTACATTGTTTAATGCAGATGTGGCTAATCTTTCATTGAGTGGTGGTTCAATAGCACCGATTAGAAGAAGAAGATTTTTACCAAATGGTGACTTAGAAAGAGATTTTGTCGGTAGAGCAACAACACCAGTATTCTTAAATGAATCAGAAAGAAAACGTTCTATTACGGTTGTTGGTAAAAGTGTGAGAGTTATCTCAAGGTCTTTAACCGCAAATACAAATACTAACATATCAGTAACTGGTAATCAGTCAGGTGCTCAGTCCACCATATCAGTATTGGTTAAAGCAGACCCAAGTAAATTATAAGGAGTATAGATAATGGCATTTCAAAGATTTAACAGAGCGAATGATGTAGTTGAAAACCAACGAACTACAATCTCAAGTGGATTATGGTCAGGTGGTTCAGCAGAATTAACAGCATTCTATACTCAATCAACAAACGGAAATATTACGGGTTCGTTTTTAGAATTATATAACGAAGACCCAAACCTATCAAGTTCAGCAGAAGTTCAATTCGCAGTTGGATATGCACACATTGAAGGTAGTGGTTCAAAAGGTAATGTTACAAAACTAACAACAGGTGGTAGACAAACAGCAGCTCTATATAGACAATTTAGAAATGTGTTGTTAGCACCTAATACAGACAGATTTGAATTTACATCTTCACCAACAGCATCAGGTGATAAAGACTTTTACTTTGTTTCTTTCCAAAGAGCAAGACAAAGAGAAAAGATTGACCCAGGTAATTGGGAATTAAAACTAAGTGGTAATATGCCAGCACTATTTTTTGATGATAAAATTTCATTAATTGATGATAGTGGAGCAACTACAAACCCTACCGTTAATCAAGGTGGTAGAGTATTTAATGTTGTTAGTGGTTCTATTACTGATGGTATTCATACAGCAGCCGCTGATGAAGCAGCAGGTAATATGGGTTCTTACGGATTATTCTATCCTGATTTAGGAATCATATTATTGAACGCACCAAAGTTAGAGACTAGTGGTGGATTAGGTGTTCACGATAGAGCTCCTGACCAACACATTAGTCGTTCAGAGGCGTTCTTTGATAGTATTGTTTCTGGTTCATCATTTACAGCTCGTAGAGAAGAAGAGATTAGTTCAACAAACTTCTTTTGTCGTGTAAACAATAAGAACTTTAATTTTAGTTCTAATCCAACTTACGCTACTCAATCTGATGGTTCTTTAACACAAGCTACTTTTTATAAAGACCCAAAAACCTTTATTACACAAGTAGGTTTGTATAATGATGACAACGAATTATTGGCGATTGCTAAGTTATCAAAACCAATATTAAAATCATATTCAAGGGAAGCTATTATTAAAGTGAAACTTGATTTTTAGGACAAACTAATGTTCAAGAATCTTGACCCACAAGACATTTCAAAAAAGTCTTTTCAGACATTTAAGAATTTTACATTCACTAATAACGATAGTGGTAGTGGTGTATTTGCGGTAAAAGCTCGTAGTGGTTCTCAATACAATTATGTAAGTTCATCAGACGATATTATTTCAATCACAGCAAATTCAACAACAACAAATTATTTTTCATTACCTAATTGGCATATGTTAAATCAAACATTTTATTCCACACACGGACAAGAGTATGTGAATCCAGAAAAATCAAATCGAGAACTACATACGTCTGCTTCAATCATAAGTGTTGCTAGAGAATTATTTGGTGAACAAATAAAGCCAGGTAGTATACAATTATCTGATACGTCATTATCAGCTACAAGAGATATACGAGATGACGGAGAAGGTAACCTTTACGACAATGCTTTTTCAGCAAGTTTTGCAGCATTCAAGTCAGGTTCTTCTGATGGAGCTATTGCACCATTTACGGTAACTGGCTCATCTACAAGAGGTAGTGGTAGTCAAGTTGGAAATGCATTTTATGAACAAGGATTGATTGTAATTACCGATACTGGTTCTTATCGTGAGACAGGACACGGAACAGGTTATACTTTAAAATATCAAGCAACACAAACTCATTATGAATATGAATATCGTGTACGAGTTAAACCAAAAGAATTTAACATTACTACAAATATCAGTACAACACCTGGTAGAAGTGGTAGTATTAGTGTGGCTGAAGGTGTAGCATCAATGTCAAACTTCTTTCCACCAAGTCATTTACCAACAGGTTTAGGAACTGGCAGTTATGCGACATTTTATAATGCAGCCACAGAAGCAGAAGGATTTACAACTCACTCAGAATTTAGACCTTATGTAACAGATATAGGTTTATATAATGAAAATAGTGAACTATTAATTCACGGAAAACTCGCAAAACCTATCAAATTATCTGACGATATAGAAACTACTTTTATCGTTAGGTTTGATGTCTAATTTTTACGAATCTTATATTTATTACTGAATAAAACTCAATGGAGAAAACAATGTTTCATTTTATGAAAAAAATGGTTATGTCAGCGGTTATGTTTGGAA